TAACTAACGCTAATATTGCTAACGCTCAAATATTTTATACCTAGTTTAGGGGGTTATAATGGAAATGGATTTACTCTGGAATGTTGGGTTAACCATTCTCATAGCCCCTGGAACTTATGCTATTGCTAATTTATTTGTTAGAATGAATAAAGCTCAGCAGGATATAAATGATTTTAAAGTTGAGGTAGCCAAAGAATATGTTTCTAAAGAAGATTATCAAGATAGTCTTGAACAGGTTTTAAGACGATTTGATAAAATAGAAAGTAAAATTGATAGGATTATTGAAGGTGGCTAGTGGTCGTTCTCAATTTTCCAAACTTACTAGCACCTATAGTGGTAAACCTAAACGTAAAAAAAACAAAGGATGTGGAAAGGTTATATCCAATAGAAGAAAGACAACAAGGTATACATAATGACACTAAGCGGATCAACAAACTTTGAATTAAATGTAACAGAATACATCGAAGAAGCTTATGAAAGATGTGGTTTAGAGTTACGCAGTGGTTATGATTTAGAAACTGCTAAAAGGTCTATGAATTTATTGTTCGCTGACTGGGCTAACCGAGGTCTTAATCAATGGACGGTTCAACAAACTATTACAACATTAACGCAAGGTACTAATTACATATCGCCAGGCTCTGATACTATTGATGTTTTAGATGCAGTTTTAAGAAGAGTGGTTAATGGCAAGACTAGTGATATGTCTATGAATATGATAAGTCGTGCAGAATTTTTAAATATTCCTGATAAAGAAAACCAAGCTAGACCGAATCAATATTTTTTAGATAAACAAATTAATCCTAAATTGTATTTATGGCCAACACCGGAAAACAGCACTGATCAAATTGTATTTAATCGACTAGTTCGTATGGACGATGCTGATTCTCCTACGAACACTGTTGATATGCCTTTTCGTTTTTATCCATGTCTTGCAAGTGGTTTAGCCTACATGTTGTCTGTTAAAAAAGCTCCTGACAGAATGCAAATGTTAAAAGCAGCTTATGAAGATGATATGAGAAGAGCTATTGATCAAGACGAGTCTAGGGCTTCATTTAATGTAGCTCCAGATATGAGAAGTTATAGGTTAAGATAATGTCTTATGCGTTAGGAAAATTTGCTATTGCTCTTTGTGATATTTGTGGGCAACAGTATAAATTAAGTGAATTAAGAAAACAATGGAATAATTGGAAAGCTTGTCCTGAATGTTATTCACCTAAACAACCTCAACTAGAAATACCTACAAATACTGTTGATCCCGAAGCTTTATACGAACCAAGACCAGATATGGATGTAGAAGCTGGTGATGGTGTTGTAAGAACGGAAAATCCAGGATTTGTCAACACAAAGGAAAATGTGATAGGATCAAGCTTTAGATTTAATTCTATGAATGCAAATATTGGAACGGTAACAGTAACAACTACATGAGTAATAAATGGCTTATACATACACAACATTAAAAACAGCTATCCAAGATTTCGTAGAAGATTCTGGTTCTACATTTATTGCTAATTTAGATAACTTTATTCAAAACGCAGAACAAAGAATTTTTTCAGAGGTAGATCTTCCTTTAGATAGAAAAAACTCTACAGGTAATCTAACTACTGCTAATAAATATTTAGCAACACCAGAAGATTTTTTATCTACATATAGTTTAAGTGTTATATCAAACAATACACATCATTTTTTATTGAACAAAGATGTTAATTTTGTTCAAACCTATAATCCCGATCCTAGTGTAAAGGGTCTTCCAAAATATTATTCTTTGTGGGACGACAATACTTTTATTGTAGGTCCAGCTCCTGATCAAGCATATGAAGTTGAACTTCATTATTATTATAAACCTGAGTCTATAACAACATCAGCAACAGGTAATTCTTGGTTAGGAACAAATGCACAAAACGCTCTTCTTTACGGATCATTGGTAGAGGCTTACACTTTTTTAAAAGGTGAGCCAGATCTTATTAAACTTTATAACGATAGATATAGAGAAGCATTGTCTAGATTAAAAAATCTTGGTGAAGGCCGCAATCGTACCGATGAGTATCGTTCCACTATTGTAAGGCAAAGGGTAACATAATGTTTTCACAAAAAGTAGAAATGACAACAGGTGATGTCAAGGTCATAACAACGCAAAACAGAGGTAAAACTCCAGAAGAAGTCGCTGAGATGGCAATGGAAAGAATTATTCATGTAAGCGGTGAAGCACCTGATATTATAAAACAACAAATTAACGCTTACCAACAACAGCTTTTTCATGTATTAGTATATTATATGAAAGAAATGGTTCAAAGCGATCGAACTAATGTCATTAACCTTCTTGAGAAAGAAGGTCATAGTTCGTTGGCTGACTTAATAAGGAGAATGTAAGAATGGCAATAACTCAAGCAATGTGTAGTTCCTTTAAGCAGGAATTATTACAAGGTCTTCACAACTTCACTAATGGAAGTGGTGGTGGCACTACAACATCAACTGGTACTGGTAATACTTATTACTGTGCGTTGTATACTAGCTCAGCAAATTTAGGAGCTACTACAACAGCATATACTAGCTCTAACGAAACCACAAATACTGCTGGATCAGCGTATAATGCTGGTGGACAAGGTTTAACTAACGTAACACCTTCTTTAGATGGTACTACAGCTATTACTGATTTTGGTAATGTAACTTGGTCTGCAAGTTCATTAACAGCTAGAGGGGCTTTAATATATAATTTTAGTCAATCTGGTAATAATGCAGTATGTGTATTAGATTTTGGGAGTGATAAAACAAGCTCTGCTGGTGATTTTACAATTAATTTCCCGGCTCCAGCTGCGTCTACTGCGTTAATTAGAATAGCTTAATTAAATAAAAGGAAAGGCTAATGGCTCTCAAGTTTTTTGACAGAACCAAACAAGATGCCACAACTTCTGGAACTGGCACTTTTACCCTTTCTGGTACAGCGGCTACTGGTGGGTTTAGAACATTTGCTTCTGTTCATACTAGTGGTGATGAAGTATTTTACTGTGCTGTTGACAGCTCTAGTGGTAATTTTGAAGTTGGCCAAGGAACTCTTACATCCGGAGGTAGTTGGACTTTAACTCGTGACATAGTTAAAAGCTCAACCAACTCAAATAACAAAGTTAATTTTGCCTCACCACCAGAAATATTCTCCACATATCCAGCTGAAAACGCTGCTTTTTCTGATACAACCCTTGCAAGTAATGTTGTTGAAACAGACGCTGTTTTTGACGAAACATTAACAGCTAACAAAGCTATTAGTGGTCAATTTAAAGGTACTCTTCAATTTAACAAAGCGTTCTTTACTATTTCGGATTACACAGTTGCATCAGGTCAAACATTAACCGTTACTGATAGTGCTGATTTATATGCTGTTGATATAGCTGCTGGAACAGTTATGGATAGAACAGCAGATTTTACTGATGATGTAACTATTTCTGCTAACACTATGTTTTCACCAGGCATTAATGCTTACGCTACTGTTACAATAGCAAATGGTGTAAAAGCTACTGTTTCCCCTGTAGGTACAACTTTTGTAAATAATGGTGCAGGTATAACAACAGGTGGTCCAATATCATGGAAACTACCAATAACGGATGGAGCCGCTAACACAGAAATTGTTACAGATGGTGCAGGTGGTTTTGCTCTTAAAGGTGCTGTTTCTTCTGCTGGAGGAGTAGCTGCACCTGTTCCATCAACAAAAGTTCATATTTCGACATTTGATTATAACTCTTATAGTCCCTCATCTCCTATACAATCATTAGAATGTATGGTTCCAACTAGCATTGCAGCTACACCTGATTTAATAGAAAACTTTACACTTAAATTTTATTTTTTAAATTTTGGACAACCAGATCAATCAAGTTTAAGACAAGAAACTATGACATGGTGGGTATCTCCTTTATCAACAGCCGGCGGTGATCCTATCCTTGATAGCACTTCTGCTCAATATTATGGAGCTTTTCGTTGGAATTATGGGTATAATAATAGCTGGAATCAAAGCTTCCCTCTTGGATATAGTCGTAAAGATGCTACTGTAACCGTTAGTAATGGAACATACGATTGTAATACTTATGGTTTAAATATATTTGGTTATCAAGGTAATCCTCAATTAGCTAGTCTAGGTAATTCTAGTTATTATGGGCCTGATATTGCTAATAATCCCTTCAGTGTATCATCGGCTAACGCACAGTATAACAGAACTGATTTATGTGGTGAAATGAATCTTTTTAATAGAATAGATTCTTTAGATAGCGCTTTTGATTTAAGATGGGGTGGTTATGCAGGTAATTATCAACAACAACCATATAGAGCAACTGGTTATACAAGACCACAAGGAAACAGTGGCAATAATCCTTATTCTGTTACCACTGGTCATGCTCAAGGTTTCCGATTACATTTTCTTCCTTATGATAAAAATTATTTAACTGGTTCTTCCATGGCTGGAATGATTTCAGGAAGAATAGAGGTTTTTGCACATCTTAAACAATCTGCTGCGGAAATAACAGTAGCATGATAATTTGCAATACAATAAAATATAGGTTAAAAAGGTAATATTATGGCATCACTAATAAAAACAAATAATTTTAGTACACCCGGAGGAGAAACCTTTGCTCTTCCTACAGCTTTACCTGCGGCAGCGTCTAATTTAACAGCTACTTCTGGAGGTCAATTAGGGTATGGTTCTTTAGGTTTTTCATCTGACAGACTTAAAAATTCAACAGGAAAAATAG